AAACTCGGGTTCAGCCCTCAGATGGCTATAGGTTTGCTTTTTGCAGGATCGGCTACGGTTTCAGGGGTGGCAATAAATGAGACTATCCTTTCCGAACGCTCGTTCAAAGCCGGGGATGCCGGAATTTATTTGGCTCCGGATGACGTCCCGGTGAGTTTTATTACTGACCCGGAAGAGGATGGCTATAACACGTTACGCATCGACTTAGGGGCCACAAGTGTACGGGAGATAACCATCGAGAATGTGTCAGTGGGAACGGTATTCACTGGCTCTGCGCTCCCATCAGGGGAACAGAACGTCGTGGATATCGGGGGCAATACCATCTCAGGTGGTACGAATACGAGGCTTGAGATAGGCCACCTGATTTTTGAGAAATCGAGATGTAAGAAGCTGACGCTCACCGATATACAGGCACATACACTGATCGTCAGGGGTAATGCCAGCGATGGTCAGTCGCTTGCGCCATCCGCAGGAACGAGCCGTATGCTTGCGATAGGTGGTGGAAACCAGCAGGCTGATGCGATGATCCATTCTGGAGGCACTTTTGACCGGATTCTAATTCAAGCTCCCACTTCAGGTGTTAATGGCCGAATCGGGACGCTGCGACTTTCCAACCTGTATACCAAGGGTGGCGAGTGTGTGCTTACGAAAATCACAGCAGGAACAATTGAGATTTTGCTCAATGAGGTGGGCCAGGGAAATGGCTTTAGTACTAAGGAATTTGTTATCGCCACTAACGTAACAGCAGCGAACATCACGCTGGAGGATAATGTAGAAGTAACAATAGCGGAGCCAGCAACACAATAAGCTGTGGTGACCACCACAGCTAAGGAATAGGAGCATATATGACAGTATTGGAAGCAGTTGAACACTGGATAGCGATGAATGTTATGGATGAAGTTCTGCTGGCTGATGGTTTTGAAGAGGCATTTCTTGGTGTATCCGAGGTATTCGGAAGGCCACCTCTCGCAACGTATGACAAGGAGAAATGCATAGAAATCCTTGTTCAAAGAGATGAGATGACGCATGAAGAAGCAGTAGAGTATTTCGATTTCAATGTCACAGGTGCTTGGGTTGGAGATAGTACCCCCATCTACCTGACGTTATGGAAAACAGGAAATTAAATGGAAAGAAGACACCCTCTATGGCTGTTCAGGTAGACCACAGGTTATTTGACAAGCAATGGGAGTTCTTCTCCGATGAGGCTCCTTTCAGCGCTGCGGTCTGCGGTATCGGTGGCGGGAAAACACTTGTCGGAGCCCTTAAAACTCTCTCGTATATGCAGCAGTATCCCGGTTCTCTCGGTATGGTTACTGCACCTACCTACCCGATGCTGCGCGATGCAACACTCAGGACAATCGAGGAAGTCTTTCCCAAGGGAGCATATACGCTCAATATCGGGGATATGACAATCCGCTATCACAACGGTTCAGAAATCCTTCTGCGTCCTACAAGTGATCCTGACAGACTCCGTGGACCAAACCTTGCATTTGTCTGGATGGACGAGGCTGCGCAAAGTGATGAAGCAGCATTCCTCGTACTCCAGGGACGGCTCAGACAGCCGACTTTTCCACATAAACTCTGGATTACCACTACCCCGAAAGGCTTTAACTGGGTCTACAGGGAGTTTGCACAGGAACAGAGAGCGGATTATGCCATGCACCGGTGGGCAACAAAGGATAACCCGCATTTGCCGGAGTCGTTTGTACGTCAGCTTGAGGAAAGCTATGACGCAAGTTTTGGACTCCAGGAACTGCTTGGAGAATTCGTCCTTGTTGGTGGAAACCCCTTCTTTGACGGCGAAACCCTGCGATCTATGCTTGATGACTGCCGTGATCCCCTGAGAGAAAGGCTCGGAGCTATCAAGATATGGAAGAATCCCTCACCTTCCGGACGGTATGTTGCCGGGGGTGACCTTGCATGGGGCCAGACCGGTGCATATTCCTGCCTCGTAATTGCTGACTACCAGACTGGTGAAGAGGTTGCGGAAATACACGGGAGACTACCTGCCGAGGAAATGGCAAAGATGAGTGTTGACCTGTGCAGGGAATATAACAATGCGTTTGCCGTTATCGAGGCAAACAATGAGGGCGTGAATGTCGTTAACCGGATGATGGAACTCGGATACGGCGGGAGGATGTTCCACCGTGATCCTGAAGGCGCAGACCGTGTGCCGGAAATCGTAAGGATGCGGCTTGGAAGAGTCCCGAAACGTCCCGGGTGGACAACAACAGGAATAACAAGACCGATTATGCTCGGAGATCTTCATGCTGCTGTACGAAACAGGGAGATCGTCATACATGACCGAGATGCTGTCAGTGAGATGCTGACGTTTGTACGCGACGATAAAGGGAAGCCCGGACCTGCTGAGGGACAGTATTCAGACAGGGTGATAGCATGGGCTCTTGCAGTACAGGGGAGAAAATGGGCTACATTTACATCCGCTTCTGCAAACCAGAGGAGAGAGGCTCTTACGGTGCGGCGATGGTAATGCTTTGGGTTATCGCTTTACGAAAGATGGCTGCACTGCGGAAAAAGCTATTGCATTAAGACCTAAGTTTAGGTGTAGACTGTCACAAACCATGCTATATGAGGATGGAAATGCCTTTAGATCCGACTGAAAAGCCAACTGCTGAAACGATCAAACGGGAACTCCAGCATTATCAGGAAATCTGGGGTGAAGCCCTTGATGTTATGAAGAAGGCAGATTCGTTCTACTGGAACCGGCACAATATATGGACATGGTTTGAAACACTTGGAAATCCTATTCCTGATGCCGTTGCAAAGCGTTCCCAGTATCATTCGGGAAGAGCGCACGCTATTATCAAGCACGCTGTTGACGCGAACCTGGCGATCATGCCGAAATGGCATCGTGAAGCCGGCAGTATTTCGCAGTCGCACAAGGAAGCGGCAGACCGGGTTGAGAAAGGGCTTTCTGCTGCGGTGAGGGATGCTTTTCTTGTAGCGTTCTCGCATCCTCCAAAGGTAACCGGAAAGGACCTGCTCCTTCATAACTATGCGGTGATTTATGTAGGACTCGATGCAGAGTCACTGACAAAGAGACCGGAAAGAAAGCGCGGAGAAAACCGTGAAGACTTTGAAGAGCGTGAGTACCTCTGGGAAACACAGCGTTCAGGATGGAACCCGTTTAGGATTGAAGCAATAACTCCGGGCGATGTCCTCATGGAGCCGGGAATCAAGGTTCCCAAGAGCGCCATACGCCGGCGTAAGATCAGGGCATATGAACTCGCAGACCTGACAACAACGAAAGCCAAGGTGCTGGGAGATGTAGTCAAAATCTACGATATTGTGGGCGATCCCTATGAGGAGATCGAGGTTGAGGAGCGCTGGAGCCAGTATCATTATGCTATTTCAAGGAGCGGAAGCGAACTCCTGTGGGTTGAGGATAATACCTGGGGATTTCAGCCGTTCATGCACACGTGGGGTGGCGATGCATCGCTTCCTGTAGGAGAAACATTTAACCCAAAGTGGCTTATCGAGCAGAGTGTCCTGCATAACGCAATGGACACGGTAGTCATGTATGAGCAGTCGGTGGCAGCAAACCACCAGCTTATCCAGCGTACCGCATTTGCCAAGTTGGGCTATGTCGGGGATGCCGCAGAGGCTGCACAGCAGCTTGAGGGAGATATCATTTCCGGAGACCAGAGCCAGTGGTGGGCTGAAGTCGTACCGCAACTGGCCCCGCAGTCCATGCAGCACGTTTCGATGCTTAAAGACGCTATCGAGGAGATAACGTATTCCCTTGCGATGGCGGGATTTGCCCAGACTGGCGTTGATACGGCTACACAGGCTCTGATACAGAGCGAAGCCGGAAGCCGGAAGTCTATGGCAATCCGGAACCAGATGGAATATCTCTATTCAATTGCGGGATCGAATATCCTGCGGCTTGTTGTCCGGATGAATGAGGAGTATCCCGATATAGAAGGACTCATTATCGGAAAGGATAAGCTACGTGTTACTGATATTGGGAATAACTTCAGGGTACAGGCCAGTTTTGAACAGGTTGACCCTGTTGTCTTTGCACAGGAAAAGCAGGATGCACGTGAGGAACTACGGCTCAGGCTGATTGACCGGATGACGTATCACCGGATTGCACGCCATGAGGATGCAACAGGTATCGAGAAGGGGATTATCAAGGACATTATCCGAGAGATGCCTGATGTACAGAACGAACTCCTGCAACTGGCACTGAGGGAAGAAGGGTTCGGAAATCTGGCAGATCAGCGCCAGCGTGAAGAAAGACTAAGGGCTATGGTTGGTGCTGACGGGCAGACCCCGCTCTTCCCCGGAGGCCCGGGAGCCCCTGAAGGCGCTCCTGAAGGCCCACCACCCGGAGGGATTCCGGGAGGACCACCTGGTGGGATTCCGGCACAATCACCCGTTCCGGTAGGGCCGGGAGTCCCTGGTATGCCACCGGCACAGGGTATGGAGGGTATGGTCTAATGGCAAACAGAAGTATTTATACAGAAGCTGCGCTGGAACTTGCAGCGGAACACTTACAGATGCGGAGAGAATCGCAGAAGATGGCGAAAGACGTCATACCTTTTGGCGAAGAGAAAGTAAGTAAGGCCAAGCTCCAGAGAATGCTTGCAGATAATCCTACCTTGCGGAAAACAATGCTCCAGAACCCTGCAACAAGGGAACGAGTCATTGATATGTACCGCAGGAAGGGAGCAAACGATGCCGTTTGATGGCCAGCTCAGAAGAGAAAACGGTAGATGGGAATACTATATTGCCAGCCCTGATGAAAGTGGGGAAATCATAGGATGGATTGCCATTTCGGATTTGCCGGGAATTGGTATTGCTGTTAGTCGTGAATTAATAGAAAAAATGCAGGATTTTCAATCCGTTTCCGGTGGTCAGGGAATGCAGACCCTCACGGATTGGGATAACAAACCGTGGGATTGGCCAACCTTAGTAGGGGCCTCTCAAGAAGATCCGCGTGCCGGGAGTATCGATCAGCGTTATGAGGTTCTTTTTGCTGGGCCGGAAGGAACATCGCTTACCGTTGACGCATTAGCTAAGGCTGCTGCTGCTGCTACTACTAACCGAGGCTTTCGCGAAGAGGATAAACCTGAATGGTGGAAAGCAGTAGAACCTATGTCTGGGCCGTGGACTGAACTCGGCAAAACTGATGGGGAGTTTGATCAATTTACTGCTACCACTGAATTGAAAAATGCTTGGGATATGTACCAAACACTCTACCCAGAAGAAGCATCAGAAGCAAAAGGACCGGCTAGTGCTAATGCCTATTTGAATCAGCAAATGGCTACTGCATATCAAGACTATGATAATGCTATAGCAGCCGGAGATCAGGAAGAGGCTGATAGGCTTTATGCAAAAATCTATAGACTGCAAATGGAGAAACAACAACTTGCTCGTATAGGAGAGACTGAAGAAGCGCCTCAAGCAGCCCCCAGAATGACACTTGATCAGGCTATCGATGATGCGATCCTGTCCGGTGATACAGCCAGGGCATCAGAACTGATTGCAGCCAGAGACAGATCTGAGGCCGGTAGCGGAATGACGAGAAGTCAGGCAATACAATATGCGGCTCAGTTTGCACAAACATCAGATGAATTTGACAGGATGCTTGCTGCAATAACACAGCAATACCAGCCACAACAACCTGCCGGGCCAACCCCAGAGCAACTACGACAACAGCGCTTGGCTGATATTAGACAGTATATTCAGCCAGCACCCTTCCCAGGTGGGCCACCAGGAACCGGTATTCCTACGCCACCACTTACCGCTACTGGACAGGTAGCTACACAGCAAATCATTCCACCCCCACTTCCAATCCAAGACGATCCCTTTGCAACAGGAACTGCTACCACTGAACCGGTTCGACAAGGGGTAGTCCCGGGAGAACCCTTTATTTCTACTCCTGAAGAGGTTACAGAAGATCCCTCGTTAGGTTTCTATGCTTCAGGACAACCCTTCGATCCCAAATTAGCGAGAACGAGAGATATACAACTTTCTCCCGGAGGTGTTCCTATTATTCCTGTACCTGCGGGAACTAAATTCGCAGAAGGAACGGCTGGGTTTGCTGGAACTTATGATCTCAGTGGTATGCCGAAGTCACAGAATCAGCTTGCTATCGATGCTGAACTTAAACGGCTTAAAGAGATACAGGCACTGCATACTTCAGAATCCGGTACAGGCTATACCAGCCTCTATGGAGGCAAAATAGATCCTGTGATGGAAGCAGAACACAACAAGCTGCTCCAGAACCAATGGGACAGGGATAACCCAAGGCTTGTAGCGCAGCGACAACAACAACAGACCGGCGCACCACGTTTTGGAAGCGGGAAACCGTTTGAGCAGACTCTTATGAATATAAAACAGGGCAGAACGCAGCGTAAATTAAGTTCGCAAAAGGCAGGACGAACATTTAAATTCGGCTTGTCATAGGGAGAAGCATGGCTAACGGGAGAGATACAGTCCCCATTCAGACCCCTGAGTATCTGCGGTTGAGGGCGCTTGCTGCACAAAAGAAAAAACAGGCGCAACAAATCCCCGGTCCTTTTGGGGGTGTAGCTGAACGCCGTTACCAGATGATCCCCCCAAAGTATCTTGAGCGCATGAGTCCAAGACAACGGGAAGAAGCAAGAAAGCGTCTTGAGGAGAATGAGCGTAGACGCGCAGAGATACTTGCTCAACAGGGTGGGGTCTATCCACCACAACAACAACCCGGATTTATTCCGCGAATGATACAGAAGACAATACCGCCAGCGATTGAAAGATTTCATCGGTATGCGGGGAGACCGTTAGGGGCGATAGGAACCGCGCTTACAGCCCCCTATGGAACAGCAGTAGTAGGAACCGGAGCGCCTGCTATGGGCGTAACTACGCCATCAATACCTGTCCTGCCTGATCAGAAAGTACTTGAGAAGATCTTAGAAGACTATGGAGGAGAAATCCCTCTTCCTAAAACTGCGGAAGCATTTCGTAGTGCAATTGCTGCTATCCAGACAGAAAAAGGGCTTGACTGGGATGCTGCTGTGAGTGCATTTACAGATGCACATGATGTGCCGGAAGGATATGTTGGAGCAATGGAAGGTTTGCTTTCCCTTTTTATTCCACCTGGTGCTTTTGGCCCTCTTGCTGGAATAACCAGAGGAACTGTTAAAGCTGGTGTTGGTGGCCTTACGAAGATCGCTCCACCTACTGCCAGAGTATTGGGTGCAGGGCTTAAGGCTCCGGCATACATGGCAATGGGAACGGGTGGCGTTGGCGGCCCTCGTATGCCTAGATTCGGGCCTGGAAGAGAAGTTATTTCTCCTCCAACACCACGAGGTGATGACGATGCCATAAGAGCGCTTAAAGGAATGGTTAAGCCAGAAGGCGTAAACCAACGTATGTATGACGAACTAGTTGAGTATGCTCCCACATTGTCTGATGCACAATTAGACGAAACTATAAGTGCTTCAGAAAAGATGATAAGAGGACTAAAGAGACAACCTGGTGCGGCAACTGATCCTCGGAAGGCTATAGCAATCCATGAACTGGGGATCAGAATAGCTAAAGCTGAAAAAGCCAGAAGGGTTGCAGCACCCACCGCAGCAATCCCCACGCCCGGTGCAATGGCCGTTGACGAGATGATACAGGACGGCAATAAGCTGGCCAAATGGATGCAGAGGACTGGAAGGCAACGTGGATTGCTTAGTGGGAAAGCGTTCAACATAGAAGAACTCAACATGGTCCGACGGGGTGTTCGTGCAGAGAAAACCGGCAAGGGTGTCGGGATTAAAGATCGGAAAAGTGTATTCGACGCACCTATTGGGATCCCTCTGACTCCCGATGAGGCCCGTATCCTTGGTGCAGATTATCATGTATTTAGAGAATGGGCGAGTAAAGCAGGACTGAGAAATACAGACCCTCAATATGTCAGTGATGCTCTTTGGCTTGCCGAGGCGAAAAGAATTGGCCTTAATGCAGAAGAGTTGATACGGAAATATCCCGACTCATTCCCAACAAGGAAAGCCACACCCCCCGTCACGCCCGTTGCTAGGGCTGGTATGCAAGCTCCCACCCACGCACAGTTACAGGATGCTATCTCTGCTATGCCAGAGAATGAGTTAAATGAAGTGATAGCCTTAGTGGCTGATGACGTATTTGAGATTATTGGTTCTGGGTCGGGAAAGGCACAGCGATGGGGGGTTTACTATAAGGCAAAATACGGCGACGAGGGCGTTCCGAGAGGGTTAAGGTTCCTTGGTTCCACAACGGCACGTTTTGGCGGCGATAAGACAAAGGCCGCTGCCGAATCGTTTGCCCGTGAGTTTGGTGTACGTAAGAAACTGAAGGAGGCTGTTTCGGAGCGAAATCCAAAAATTTTCGATGCTTTAATCCGAACAGGCAGGTTTGATGTCCCCACCCCCACCGTCACGCCCGTTGCTAGGGCTATTGTTCCTGACGACCCTAACAGGTATGGCATACGTCCGAATGACCCTGAATATCCGCCGTTACGCCAACCTAATGGCGCACCAGTACGAGGCACACCGATTTCACCAGATGATGCCAGAATCCCAGATGAAGTCTATCACGTAACGACTAATGCTCCTGCCGTGAGGTCAACGGGGCTGTTGAGGGCTTCAGGAGAAGGTGGTCTTGGTGGAGATGAACTAGACGCAATAGTCTCATTTACTACAGATAGGGGAATAGCTAACCAGCTTGCTGATGACTTTAGATTGGCATCTGAAATTGCCAATATGCCAGAGGACTCATTGGCTATTGGCGAAAGATTACTAAGGCAAGCAACCGAAGAAGGATGGGGCGAATCTCCGGGCTTCAGCAGGCTTGTTGCACTTGCCAGAGAGGGCAAGCATAAAAGAATAGCAAAAGATTGGCTCGTTGATTACTTTGGGCAAAGAGCGGCAGCAACACAGAAAAGAAACCCAATACTTTTAGGTGATGCCGAGAAGTTCAGGGGTTGGAACCCTGCTAATATCGAAGTTATACCAGTCCCAAAAACGTCTTTGCGTACCGGGGCAATGGTTACTGATTTTGACGACGCTTTTGGGATCGACGAATTTGGCATAGGACTTAAAGAGATTCGTGTCTACGGGGATGTGCCTGTCACCCCCACCAAAGCAATCCCCACGCCCACTGCTAGGGCTGCTGCACCTGTCGATACAATGGTCAATGATATAGCAAACAGGTTAGGCCATCAGGTAAAGAGAAATCCTCTTAATAATAGAGAATGGGTATTCACTGATGAGGCTGGGGAACTTACGATCAAAGCTGAACTTGCTCCATCTTTAGGAGATCCAAATAGAATACGGCTTGTCTCTATGGCATCTCCATCGAAAGGTCTAGGAAATGCAAGCAGGTGGATGGATGAACTTGTAAGTGTTGCTGATGAAAATAATATTGCACTTGAATTAAGTGCCGTGCCTTTTGGAAGAGCAAGTGGAGGGCTAACTAAGCGGCAACTTAAAGCATTTTACACAAAGCGTGGATTTAAGTTTGAGCAGGGATCAGACAGTGGAGTAAGAGGGGCTAGGGGTCAGACATTAGACCCTTCCGTTACCACTACAGGAAGATTTCGATTGACCTTTGGGGACGAAGCTATAGCAGCGGAACAGGGAATCCCCACGCCCACTGCAATAGCAAAAGAGCCTTGGCAGATGACTAAGGCAGAGTTTAATGCTGCCCGTGTAACGAAGCAGCAGATGTTAGACCGTGGCGCAGGAGGACATCTTAATAGTGCCGTAGAAATACAAATGCCTATCAGTCGCATAGAGGGGCTAGAGCCTATTCCAGCAATGGAAGGCGGCTATGTGCCTATGAGGCTAATAACACAACCAGTTGAGATTAGGTATGAAAAAGACCTAGACCAATTTATTTTGTATGCGGGGAATCATCGAGTCCAACAAGCTAGAATCAATGGACAGAGTACAGTTCCTGCATTTGTAGAGGGCATTAAGTATGAAGACTTGAAGCAAGCAATCCCCACGCCCACTGCTGCAAAAACTGTGAAAAAGATACCGGCTAAAAAACAGGCAAAGTCATCTGATGCACCTTCTTCTGTTAAAGAGGAATTACCTGAACGATTTGTAAAACCAAATAATCCTGTAGTCACTGAAACACCGCCGCCAAAGGCAGCGCAAGGGCCGCCAGAGCCTATGGATGACGGGAACTTCAACAGGAATAATTTCGGAGGGGATGGGCCGCCACCCAAAACGACCGCAGAACCCCCAACCGGACCGGACGATATAGTTCTTGACCTGACGGACACTAAAGAACTGGAAGAACTTATTTTCACTGACGATTATTTCCGGAAAATCATACAGTTACCGGGAATGCGTCAAGCCTTGGGACATTCCAATCCCGCTGGTGCAGCTCGTACTCCTATGGAGAAATTTGCTGCGCTGCGTACGTGGTTGATGAACGAGTCAACAGAGCGAACTATCAGGGCAATGGGTCATATCGATAGGCACGCTGAGGACACGTTATTTGGGCCGTTCACTAAAGAGCGTCTGATCAAGAAAGGCCCGCTTAAAGGACTAGGTCTTAACGATATCCGGACATACCCGAAACGGTATGCGAAAAAACTTACTCCGGAACAGACTGAATGGATAAAGCAGATGGACGAGATTGAAAGAAGCAAACTGGCTTCTCTAGAGCGTAATGAGGTAGAAGTCAACCTGCTGGGATTTGAAGAAGGTGGCCAGTATGCTGGACGCCGATGGATGGGTAAGTTCGATAATGACGGGAAGTTGATAGATATCGGATATGTTGGTGGGGGTAGCCGTAGGAAATTGCCGACATTTCTTGAACCTCGGGTGCTTAAATCTCAGTCTGAGGGTTTCAAGTTAGGATTTCAGGCTATGAGTGAAACAGAAGCCTTGGCTCTCAATGTTCAGGGTCATTACACGCATATCATCGATAAGAAGATGTATGACTGGCTTATATATCACTCAGGGATAGGTTATAGAGATGTTGGAATCTCTGAAGGAATGAAGCTGGCTGATGCGGCTGTAAAGATGAAAGCGGCAGCAGGTAAAAAGGCCATTCTGGCTCTTCAGCGTGCCATGAGAGGCGAAACGATCCCAACAGGAACCGTCAAGTCTATTGAACGGGTATTCCCCCAGCTTAAAGGGAAGGTCAGAGCGCCAACAAAAGTCTTGGCACAGGACGTCATTAAGGCTGCGAAAGAACTGCAAAAGCCTAATGTTGTTCTTGAAGTTCCAAAGATAGGGGCAATTAAGAAAGTCCAGAAACTATTAGAGGAAGCCTCAGAGCGGCTTAGTCAAAACCCAGCCGATAAGGCTCTCAGACGCGAGGTATCGAGACTGCAAAAAAGTCTTGGCTTTATCCGCTACCGGGTAGGTCTAGGAAAGCCACTGGAACTCATCCGAGTTCCGGCAAAGGAACTGCGGAAGATGGCTGTTGATTCGCTACAGGAAATGCTTGACGCAATCAGGGGTACACCTACCAAAGTCGAGGGATATAAAACACTACAATACAGAGGCGGATTACTCAGTGATCTCCTCGTAGAACAAAAAAAGACAAGCAAATCTATAGCCGATTATAAGAAAAAGTGGGGAGAGCCGGGGCGTGAAGAAGCATACCTCCAAATTCCCGGAGGAGAGAGAAGAATTCTGACTGGGCCTGACGCAAAGACGATAGCAATACGCATGAACAATATATTCACCCCAGCGGAAAACAAGTTCTACAACATTCTTGCGTTTGCTAATAAGTTCAATGTTCTTTTCCGAGGGCTTCAGTTAACGGCAGACGGTGGAGTTGGACTGATCCATCTTGCAATACTTGCTGGTGCAGAACCCAAAATATGGACAAAAGCGATGTGGGCTTTCCATAATGAATTGATCCGCTCTGCTGCCAGTAAGTCAGTCACAAACAGGATATATAAGCAACACGCGGCTCTTCTGAACAGATGGCCTATTGTGCAGTTATCCGAACAGGGTACAGAGGCAACAGCGGCATTCGCAAGAGGACAGCTCTTAAAAGCAAGGTTGCCTGCCGGTATTCCCCTGATAGGCGGCAGACAGGTACTGGCGTTACCAGATAAATTACTTCAGCCGTTCAGGAATGCGTTTAACTTTGCTATGGACCAAGCAGCAATTGACCTGATTAAAGCCCTTGAGCATCTGGCAACAACTCCTAGATTGAAGGCAGAAATTTCACGGTACATAAATAACGTCCGAGGTCTAGGCTCATCTAAGCAGATCGGCGTAGGTAAATGGATGCGTTTAGCCGAACAAAGCGTAATGCTTGCGCCTAACTATAACCGTTCAATAGTGGCTATTTTTTCCTCTCTTTTCAGGGGTGGAATGGATGCCAAGTTAGCCCGTCAAGCATTAATGCGTGCAACATTTGCGTTCATGTTCGTTACCGTTGCCATTGGTCTGGCGCGTGGCGATACACTCAGAGAATCTCTTGATCGCTTCAAGCTTATGAGAAAAGACCCAAAAACCGGGGAATTAAAATATAACTCTGAATTTATGCTGTTTGATCAGTGGGGGCAAAGAATAGGTGCTGGGTCAAAAATTCGTTCAGTGCTTGCATTGTTAGCCACAGTGACAACATCCCCAGAGGATCTGCTGGAATCCGGAATGAGAAACCCCGCGTTCCGATTTATGCGGGCTAACCTCGCTCCGCTTCCTTCCAAGGCAACTGACCTTATCAGTGGCCGCAATTACATAGGAGACCCAACCAGAGATGGGATGGTCAGCCTGTCAAGGGAAGTTATTGCGCCTACTTTCCTGCCGTTATGGGCATCCTCATTGGCACTTGAGGGCGGAGACCTTAAAGGACGGTTTTCACGCGGAACCGCAGATTACTTTGCCTTGAGAGCATACCCACAAGACGCACATCATAAGTTTGTTGCGTATGCGGAAGAGCAAACGGGGAAGTCCTACGACGGGCCATCTGAAGGTTGGCTATCCGCACCACCGTACTACTGGTCATGGGGCAAGATGGAGTGGATAAAAGAAGAGAAGGAAAAGATCACGCCGTTAGAATTGAAGAAGCTTAAAACTATTGATCCGGAAGGAAGCCGCCTCTGGGAAGCTGCGGAGCTGGACTGGGCGAGGCGCGATAAAATAAGCCCGGTTATGAGGGAATTTGACAGGGTTGCAGATATCCGAATGGATAAGCTTCAGGACGCTGCGGATGAAGCAAGAAGAACAGGTAATACTCCCGGATTGAGAGAGGCTATTGTTAAAATCAATTCAGCGTATGGAGCGCAGTTACAGGCCGTACAGAGTAATCCTGAATTTGAAAAGGCACTCGATGAGCTTTCAAAAATTCATAAAAACGAGATACCGGAACAAGAGGCAAAGCGCCTGTACAACGAAATTGTTAACGATCCTGCGCTGTTAAATGAATTGCAAGAATATGATTTTGACGAGCGAAACCGCAGGTTAGACCTTCTTGAAAAAGAGGTTGGCGAGGAAATCTGGAACGGCATTCTTGCAGAAAAGCAACTAGACAGGCAGAGATTCGATCCGCTGGTTCAGCTATGGTATGAGGATAAGGAAAAACTTAAATCGTACTGGGCGTTGCCAGAGGGTGAACGGCGCAGGAATGAGCGCAGGAGAAACAAGGGAGCAATCGATGTAATTATGATCCGGTGGTACGGGCTGAAGCCGGGACTGTCAAAGGCAGGGTTTGACGAATATCGGCGTATTCAGTCCGGGAAGGCTCCCGAGGCTTCTGGGGCTGCAACAACACTTTTAGATCTTGTAAGGCAACAGCAAGGACAGCCCATGCCAGCGCCAACACCTGAGCCTACGCCGGGTACAACACTTTTAGACCTTGTAAGACAGCAGCAACAAGAAAGAGAACCTGTAGGAGCGAGGGAATAATGTGTGCAAGAGGAAACGGTACAATTTGTTATGACGCGCTAGGAATTCTGAGAGCTGATTTGGGTCAACGCGCCCTCTCAAACAGGGTGTTACGCGCTCAGATCAAGACGCACTATGACGGTATTTGCCCTGTTCAATACGTGAAAACGGTTGACAAAGCAAAAAAGGTAGCGGTAAAGTGACAGTGACCGCGCAGGGACAAGAGTCTCAAGGTGCTTGCGGTCAGCGCCCATGAGTCTGAGGACTCGTGGGTTTTTTTATGTATTCGGCGGTTCCCGAATGGGCCGTTCCGGAAGGAGTAAAAATGGTAGAGCAGGAGATACAGACGCTGCCAGAGCCAAGCGAGGCGGCTGATCCGGTAGAACAACTGGAAGCCACGCCTGAAGAAGCTCAAACAATTGATGGTGAGAAGGACTGGAAGGTAGAGGCAGAGCAACTACGGGGCCGGGCTGAAAAAGCTGAAAATGATTTAAAAGCCCAACGCAACCAGCGGCAGTCCCTGACTCAACAGATGCAACAGGCGGTAGCACCGATCATGGAGCGTCTGGAGGCCAGTGAAAAAGCCAATGAGCGTATCCTGAGAGCTTTAGCCAGCGGTGACACGGATCAGGTCTCCCAAGAACTTGAGGAGATCGGAGAGGAACGAGCCAGAACTACCGAGTTGGACCAGCGGTTCCAGGGCCAGTATGACGGGCTCTACAGGGAACTGATGCAAATTCAGGAGGACATTTCGGACGATCAGGGGAATCCAGTTTTCGATATACAGACTGCTCCTGAGATGACCGAGGTGAGAAACGAATGGAATGAAGCATACTCCAACCGAGATGTAGCACAACTCGCAATCCTTTTGAGCCGCGCACAACGCATTGCTTTTCAACTTCAGCGTAAAAATACTACTGAGCAGGTAAAACGGGCAGACGATGACAGAAAAGAAAATAATGCCCGGAATAACACGCTTGGTGTAGGAGCCCAGACCGGAACATCATCGGCAAGTATGTCAGATGACGCACGGTGGGCAGCATTTGGGAGGGGAGAACTCCCCTGGAATGATGAAGTAAAAAGGGCCGGGAAAAGACTCGGCTACTCTGTATAGAAGGAGATAAGTAATGGCAGACGGCAATACCACTACACTGGTTCTTACCGAAAGTCTTGATATCGTGGCAGCTTCTGCCCGATCCAGGCGAGAATATGACGGTGCTGTGCCACAGCTTGTAGACAGGGTTGATCTCAGTCCAAGCACCGGCACGTCATGGCGGGAAATTTTGTTTGAGCAATTGAGCGCTCAGTCAATAACAGAGACAACAGTTCTCAATAACCCACAACAGTACGATGACTCAGCTATTTCTATTACGCCGCAGATGGTCCAGATCCAGACCTTTGTGAGTGACAAGACACGGCGTAACCTTGCCCGAGCAGCCCTTGCCCAGATGGGTAAGCAAGCTGGAGAGGCAATGATGCGGAAGCGGGATGAAGATGGCCTCACGGCCCTCGATGGTTCCACCACTCAGCTTGGAACGGCCAACACGCCGGTTCAGACTGGTGATGTGGCAGCAGCTCGTTACCGGATCTCATCGAATGCCACAGAGCCCGGGAATCCTCCTTATGCGGGAGTCTTCCACGGTTTCTGCATCAAAGACTTCTATGACGAGTTGGTATCCGGGGTTGGGACATACCCAGTACCGGAAGGCTCGACAGCTACAGTCTTTATGTCTGCGTTCAATTTACCAATTGCCAGTGTAACCATTGTTGAAGATGGCAACATCGCTATTGACAGCGCTGGTGACGCAAAGAACTTTGTCTTTGCGAAGGAAGCATGGGTACTGGTAAACGGCATGTCACTCAGGACTGAAACCCGAAGAGAGCCACATATCGCAGGTGGTGGTGACTCTCTCTTCCTGACTGACGAATACGCCTACGGCGAAAGATCAGCGGGTAACTGGAGTTTTGAGATTATCGGAGATGCCACGGCTCCTGCTTAGTAATTAGTGGCGCACGCTGCAAACGTAGTGAAACCCTCACATGAGAGCGGCAGCGTAAAAATAAATGATAAAGGAGACCAGAAATGGGACCAGAGGGATATGTAACTTTATGGGAAGACTTTCTTACAGACAACGTAACAAACTTTGTTGAAACCGTTGCAAGTAGTGGAGCGCAGGATATTCACGGCGCTCATGGTGGTTGGTGGGGACAGGTAGTAGGAGCCAACGATAACGATGCGGCGGCTATAGCTGGTGAAGTAGTCTGGGAAGTAGACGAGGGGCAAGCACTCACGTTTGAAACCCGGCTTCAGATCGATGATGTGTCTGAAGCCTCAGTTTTTGTTGGCATGAGCGATGCAAACAATGACGCTGTTGTCATTGAGAACGAGGACGATGCACTTGTTGCCACTGCAACTGATTGTTTCGGTGTATTGCTGGAAGGTGAACAGGACCTGACCTTTACTGCTGTAGGGGTTCAGAATGGCGGGACTGCTGAAGAGGACGCTTTGACCGGTGCTGTAGACGCGGCAGATGGCATAACCCGGGTTATCCGGATGGTTGCAACAACTGCTGACTCAGGCACAGTACGGTATTACATTGGGACAGCTAATGAATACGGTGGCGGGACTCACGTTGCTACGAAAACATCGTGGTATCGATCAGGCATCCTGTACACGCCGATTCTTTCGCTTGACGCTCGGGGTACTGCGGTTAATTCAGACTATGACTACATTTACGTGAGCGCACCGAGGTAAGCAATGCGAGTACTGAAGACAACAAAACCTATATCTCCTGCATACCTGAAATCGGGCAAGGATAACTTTGCCTACGATCAGGAGAAAAAGGTTTGGTTGCCCGGAAGAACAACGCCGGTTCGCCGGCCTGATCTCCGGTTGGTTCAAACAAATGGGAGCCAGCGTCATAGTCCTCCCCCCAAGCCTGTGACGCGGCGCCCAATCCTCTATGTAGCGCAACTTGAAAATGCGCGTCCTAGAGAGAAGATCAGGTTACAGCGGTGACGCTTCAACCTGCTGAAAAGGTCTGGAAGTTTAAGCCGGACCAGAGCCTTGCAGAGGCTATTACAAAGGCGGTGTTTAGTGATGAACCGTGCTATTACCTGGGGGAGTTTAACCTTCTGCATGAAGGGAGATCTGGCAGGGTGCGGTTTCAGGTATTACGTGTGGTGCGGAATGACAAACTGGTAACAGCTTACGTGCCTCTGGGATCGGCGGGAGATTTTACCGCGAACCAGTTCCAGACATGGGGTGGCCAGGTTGTCGATGGGCGCGGAACAGCGTGGCATACGGTGGCAGAGTTAAGGGAGATGGCAGACGAGATGCGGAGCCAAAAGCCATTGCAAATCGAACATACAGACTTACAACATGCATTTCGTAATCATGCCGAGGAGAAAAAGCGCTGGCCCAGAAGACAGTCTACGTTTGGCAGGAAAGGATCATTGGTGAGAACATGACGATCAAAGAAGCCCCGACAATGGACGAACTGACCGGTGGCGGTACAGGGATAGAGGTAGTTCCCCCTTCACATTTGAAGGTAGGAGACCAGCTTGTACGACCATCCGGCGGCGATCCATCAAGGGTAGAAGTGACCGATATGCGCTTCAAGGGCTATGTTCAGGTCTGGGACACACGCACTGGCGTGATGAGTCTCCAGCCGTGGTGGCTCTTGTGGCAGACCATGCGGAAACGGCGTGAAGATGGTTCACTTGTTTTTACTCAGGAAGACCCTCAGATACCACAGAGGCACGGTGCAGATTTATACTGTCACCTAAACCCACTCTCTGACATGTATGGAAAGTTGGAGTCTCTGGGTTTTGCAACCTGTGTAAAGATGCATATTCCTCACCAGGATGGGTTGATGAGCCATATCCGGCATTCACACAAGCGGTTATGGGATTTCCTTCAGAACGAGAAGGAAGATGAACGGGACCGTAAGGCACAGGAAGAAAGAGAAAAGGATCGTGAGCTTCAACGTGAATTTATGAAGGTACTTATGGAAAGGGCGGTAGGATCGCCAAGTCAGGATAAGTTTCTTGAGGATATAAAGACCGCGTTGAATCTTGATACACCTCTCGCCAGTGTGCAGGAGCGGCCAAAGAGAGCCAAAAGGCCGATGACTGAGGAAGTCAAGGCTCTCCTGA